TACTAATCCCCCCCCTGGCATATAGCGAATTTTTTATATTTTGGAGGAACTATGCGAGTTGAGCTCAGCGGGACAGGCGGTACGGGCACTGGGATTCAGAAGGTTGCAAATGCTGCTGCTTTAGCGGCTTTGGCAGCTCCCCAAGAGGGGGACTTTGCAGTACAGCTTGATACGGACACGCTTTATTATTACAATGGAGCGGCTTGGGTTGCGTACGCAGATGATTCAGACGCCGCAGCCCTAGTTGCTGTAACGACAGCGATCTCAGACCATTTATCGGACACTACAGACGCGCCTGATGCATCGGCCATATCATTCTCCCCAGTTGGTACAATTGCGGCGACGGACGCGCAGACGGCAATAGCTGAGGTAGCAACAGACGCGGCGACGGATCTTTCAAACCATGTCGCTGCGGGAGATCCACATCCTGCGTATGCAACGGACACTGATCTTTCAAACCATTTATCGGATACTACAGCGGCCCACGCGGCCACTGCCATATCTGTAGCTCCCACTGGAAACTTAGCAGCAATAGAGGTTCAGGCAGCTTTAAATGAGCACCAAGGGGATATAGACACCCTGGTGACTGCGAGCCATGCAGCGGTTACGATAGGGGCATTTGGAGGCACTCCGAACTCTACAGGGCTATCATTGTCTACACAGGCAATATCTATGCAGCCAGGGGACGAGACGAACCCTGGGGGCATAAGTACAGCAGCGCAGATAATGGGTGGTGAGAAGCGATTTCCTGGTGGTGTTCATGTTGGAGCGAACACAGCACTGGGGGCAAGTGAGATATTCAAAGTAACATCTACAACCTTGGGGGCCATATCTTCTCCTGTAATGACTACAGCGCAGAGGGATGCAATTGGGACTCCCGCAACGGGCTTGAGGGTATATAATTCTACACTTAAGCGTCCTGAGTTCTATGATGGAACGCTATGGCAGTCTGAGAGTTCTCCTAATACTGCGGCAGCGCAGACACCCGCAGATGCAACAACTCCCACAATTTTGGGATATAGAAGACAAATTCTTCCCATTTCCGGAAGTGGTGGAGCAGTTTCTTTAACGGACTTATCAGTATCTAACAATTTGGATGGGGATGAATTAACCTTAGTTGGTGGAAGCGATACGAACACTGTTACAGTGGTGGGTGCAACGAACACGCAGGTTAATGGAAGCTGTACACTGGCTAATGGTGATACTCTTACCTTGGTACTTTACAGTGCTAAATGGTACGAAAAGAGCAGGTCTAATTAATGAAGTCGATTCAGGAAGTTTCTACGGAATATACTCCAAGGGTTCATCAAGCGTTACTGCATAAAGCATTAAAGAGATTTAATGTATTGATTTGCCATAGGAGATTTGGAAAGACAATTTTTTCAGTAAATGAAATGCTAGATCAGGGGCTTAGAAACGAGCAGAAGAATCCCCAATATGCCTATTTAGCTCCCACATTTGGTGCCGCAAAGAGAATTGTTTGGGACATTCTCAAGGATGCGGTTAAGAATATTCCAGTTATTGAGACGAATGAGGCTGAGTTAAGAGTAGATATTTCTAGACCTGCAAAAAAAGATAGGGTGAGGTTTCAATTATTAGGGGCAGAGAATCCAGACTCTCTTCGAGGAATTTATCTTGACGGAGTAATTCTTGATGAATTTGCAGTAATGAACCCAGAAGTGTGGACACACGTTATCCGTCCAGCTCTTGTGGATAGGTGTGGATGGGCGATATTTATTTCTACTCCCAATGGACAGAACCACTTCTATGATATTTATCAGTATGCAAAAGAGAATCCCAGCGAGTGGTTTAATATTATATATAAAGCGAGTGAGACGGGGATAGTTCCGAAATCAGAGCTAGAGGCAGCTTTGCATCTAATGGGTGAAAATGTATACAACCAAGAATTTGAGTGTTCTTTTTCTGCTGCACTTGTTGGTGCATACTATGGAAAAGAATTAGAGAAGATGGAGGCGGGTAATAGGATATGTAAAGTTCCTTACGATACCGCCGTGGGTGTTTATACTGGATGGGATCTTGGAATTTCGGACACTACTTGTATATGGTTTGTCCAATTAGTTGGGAAGGCACTCCACGTTATTGATTATATTGAAAGCTCCGGTGCAGGGCTTGATTATTATGTGAAAGAGATTAAAGAAAGAAACTATAATTACGAAGAACATTTATTACCGCATGATGCCGCAGCGAGGGATTTATCCACTGGTAAAACCAGGATGCAAACGCTTCAAGCTCTTGGGCTAAAGCATGTACGAGTTGTACCCAAACTTTCGATAGAGGATGGAATAAATGCTGTACGTTTAATATTGCCTAGAATGTGGATGGATAAAGACAAATGCAAGCGCGGCATATCTGCATTAAAAAACTATCAAAGAAAATGGGATGAGAAAAATAAAATATTTCAGGCAAGGCCATTACATGATTGGTCATCCCACGGTAGCGATGCTATGAGATATTTGGCGGTGGGACTAGATGAGAATCGTCCAACTAAGAATGAACTTTTAAATTTAAAAAGAACCGCTGACATGGACTATAATATATTTGGAGGTTGATATGGGAGATGTTGAAAAGAAATGGAATGAGACACGAAAAACTGTTGAAGAGACTGGAAAACAATTTGGAAATGTTGTGTCTGTTGGAGCCAGGGGCGTAGCTAGTGTTCTTGGTAATACAAATCTTGGTGGAAAAACTCCAGTTAAGCGTGGGGACTTTATAGGACAACTATTAACTAGCAGCCTTAGAGGAGCGGAGGACGTAGCAAAGGGAACTGGAAAGGTGCTTCAAGGAGACATTACTGGAGGAGTAAGCCAGGTTGTGACTGGGGCTTTAGCGGCATCAACTGGCGGCCTAACTGAACGAGCAGGACTCACTACTAGTAGTACACAGGAAATGCAGGCGGAAGCATCAGCAGCAGAGGCACAAAGATTAGAGACAGAGCAACTCACGGCCAGGGAAAATGCCAGAATTGCTGCGATAAACAAACGACTTGAGACAGAGATTGCATTGCGAAACACTGTACCTGGAAGATCGGCTACACTTTTGGGTGGAAGTTCTTTATTCCCTGCGGGAAGAAACACACTATTAACAATCGGAAAAAAATAATATGGCTATAAAATTTACGGTAAAGCAGATTAAGGATAAACTCGGAACTTTAAAAGCGGAGCGATCAACGTGGGAATCCCATTGGCAAGAGATTGCTGATTATATGTTTCCAAGAAAAAATCAGGTTACGTCTATAACTACATCTGGTGAGAAAAAGTCAATAAATGTTTTAGATAATACTGGGATGTATAGCCTTGAGCTTTTAGCTGGACAACTTCATGGGCTTTTAACAAACCCCAATGCTCTTTGGTTTGAGCTTACAACTGGCATCCTTGGCATTGATCAACTGGATGATGTGAGGGTATGGCTACAAAAAACTGCTAGAGATATTCATACGGTATTAAATAACTCTAATTTTCAAACAGAGGTCCATGAACTTTATATGGACGAGTGTGGTTTTGGTACTGCTGCTATGTACATTGAAGAGGATGAAGCTTCTAATGTTAGATTTTCCACAAAATTTATTGGAGAATGGTTTATTGATGAGGATGCTCAGGGCAGGGTGAATCAAATTTATAGATGTTGGAAATGGAAAGCCCCTCAGATTGTCGAGGAGTTTGGAATTGAGAATGTACCAAAGAAAGTTAAAGACTCTTTTGAAAAGGGGCAAGACGATAAGTTTGAACTTATCTGTGCAATTTACCCCTATTCTCTTCTTGGAACTGTAAAGGGCGCGTACACATATGCAAAGCAGACAATCTTGCCGGAGCTGAACCACGAACTTCAGCATGAAGGATATAGAGAATTTCCGTATGTAGTCCCCCGCTGGAGTAAGGGGACAGGTGAAACCTATGGAAGATCTCCCGCAATGACGGCACTTCCAGAGGTTAAAACTCTTAATAAAATGACAGAGATTGTTATAGTGGGCGCACAGAAAGTTATTGATCCGGCTCTTATGATTCCTGATGAGGGATTTGTGATGCCAATTATTACTAAACCTGGGGGATTTAATTACTATAGATCAGGAAGTAACGATACAATTAAGCCTATATTTAATGATGCTAGAATTGATTTTGGGTTCGAGGTCATGAAGGAAAAGAGGACTAGAATCCGTGAGGCATTTTTTGTAGACCAATTAATGCTACAACAAGGCCCTCAAATGACAGCCACAGAGGTATTACAGAGAACAGAAGAAAAAATGAGACTTCTTGGTCCAATGCTAGGAAGACAACAGTCTGAATTTTTAAGTCCATTGATTGATCGAGTATTCGCAATTATGTTACGCAGAGGATTAATTGATAAGCAGTTAATTCCACAGGCACTAAGGGGTAGAAAGATAGATGTGAAGTATTCTTCTTTGATTGCAAAAGCACAAAGATTGTCCGATGCCCAGAACATTTTGCGAACAATGGAGGCGGTGACTCCGTTTATAAACTTGGATCCAAAAACTGCTCAGAATTTTGATGGCGATGCAGCGGTTAGAGCTATTGCTGAAATTTTTGGATTTCCACAGCAAATTATTCGCACTACTAGAGCAGTGGGGCAGCTTAGAGAAGCTGAAGCTGAAGCCCAGCGCGCGGTTTTGGAGCAACAGAACCAAGCGCAGCAGATGCAGCAGATGCAACAAATGCAGCCCATGATGCAACAAATGCAGGAAGCACAACAACCAGGAACTTAAGGATTAATAAATGAATAAAAAATCTACCATTGCAACTGCAAAAAAGCAGGTTGCTACTTTTGAGTCTTATAAAAAAGTATTTTTAAATCTAGACGGGGAAGTTGTACTCCACGATCTTATGAAAAGAGCTGGTGTATTGGACCCTATTTTTACAACAGATATAAACCAAATGCTGGTTCGAGAAGGAGCTAGGCAACTGGTGTTAAAAATATTAAAAGATTTGCGTATAAATGTCGAACATTTAAGAGAAAGGATGGACGAATATGTCAGAGACAGTGAATAATGGAGTAGATGGAACGAAGGAAAGTAGAACTACAGGAGGAAGCATACTTACTGCACACAATTCGGGGGGCACGGGTACAACTTCCGAAGGGAACAAAAATAGTGGAAATGTGGCAGGTGCGGGGCAGCAGGCCGCAGGAGATAATAATGGTGGTGATTCCTCCAAAGGGGCAACAAATACAGATTGGAAATCCTCGTTGCCTAAAGAGATACAAGAGGAGCCCAGCCTCAAATTGTTCAACGACGTTGCTGCCTTGGCAAAATCCTACATCAGTGCTCAAAAACTAGTAGGCGCAGATAAAATATCTGATCTATACTAACACGCCACAGATGATGATTGGGCAGGTGTATTTAAAAAGTTAGGTCTTCCATCGGACCTAAAGGAATACGACGTAAAAATGGCAGATGGTGTTAGTATAGATAAGGAGTTTGTTGAAGCCTTCAAGACAACAGCGCATAAAGCGGGGATTCTACCAAGGCAAGCCCAAGCAATTGCAGACTGGTTTAGCAAAACGAATCTTGAGGCGGAGACGCGAATTTCGAATGAATTTAAGACTGCTCAAACAAAAAACCTCGAGACGTTAAAGACAGAATGGGGAGACGCTTTTGACTCAAAAGTCGGAAAAGCGCAAAGAGTTTTAAGGGAAGCTGGGAACCCAGCACTTATACAATACCTTGATGAATCTGGATTGGGTAATAATTCTAACTTAATTAGACTGTTGTCTAGTATTGGAGAGAAGTTTTTAACCGAAGGCTCTGATATAAATACAAAAGGGGCAGCAAATGTTATGACCCCGAAGGATGCTCAGAACGAGTACAATAAGGTAATGGCAGACATGAAACACCCTTATTGGACAAAAGACCACCCTGGACACAAGGCAGCAATGGAAGAAGTTAACAATTTATTTAAAATGGCTAATCCACAAGCAAAAAGCAGTTGACTTTCAGCAACATAATAGAGATTCTGTTTATAGAGACAATCCTACAGGATCTCTTCATGCTTTGAAAAGGGCCATGACTTTTCGAGTGAATCCTCTGTTAGAGGACAATTCCAACAAATTGTTCTAAAAATTTTAACAGGAGGAAAAAATGTCTTCAGAAATTACAGTTGCCTTTGTGCAACAATATTCTGCTAACGTGTTTCACCTTTCTCAGCAAAAGGGATCACGTCTTCGCAAAACAGTTCGAACAGAATCACAAAAATCAAAGGCTGCTTACTACGACCGTATCGGTACAGTAACAGCTCAATTAAAAACAGGTAGACATAGTTCTACACCACAACTAGATACTCCCCACTCTAGACGTATGGTTACTTTAAATGATTACGAATGGGCGGATTTGGTTGATTCTCAAGATAAGATCAGAATGCTAAATGATCCTACCTCTGAGTATGCAATGGCAGCTATGTGGGCAATGGGACGCGCAATGGATGATGTTATCATTGCGGCTCTTGGTGGAGCAGCTTACGGTGGTGAAACTGGAGCGACTACAGTTAACTTGGCGAATGCCAATAAACTTGGAGCGCACACAGGTTCGGCATTGTCTGATTTGAATGTGAAGACTCTTCGCGCAGCTAAGCGATATTTAGATGCAGCGGAAGTTGACCCATCAATCAAACGCTGGCTTGTATGTTCATCTAAGCAAATTGAAGCTTTACTTGGACAGACTGAAGTAACAAGTTCAGACTTTGCAACGGTTAAAGCCTTGGTACAGGGTGAAGTGAATACTTTCATGGGATTTGAGTTCATTTCTCTAGAAAGACTTTCTACTCAAACAACTGCCCTTTCTTGTTCTACATCAACCGGAGCCGCTGGTTCTGGATCTTCAGTATTGAATGCACGTCAAGCATACGCTTATGCGCAAGACGGAGCATTATTGTCTATTGGAGAGGACATGGTTGGTAAAATCAGTGAGCGAGATGATAAGTCTTACGCCACACAGGTTTACGCTAAAATGAGCATTGGTGGAACTCGAATGGAAGAAAACAAAGTCGTGCAAATTCTTTGCACAGAAGCTTAATAGGAGGATTAAATGGCTACAGTATACGGTGACGAATGGACAGCCTCACGAATCACGGTGCCTTCTACTAAGATTGCACCTGGAGACGTATCAGGCGTGAAAAAGATTGCGTACTTTTCTTACACAATAGTTGCGACACAAACAGCAGCGGACATTCTTAAACTTATGAAGCTCAAAAAGGGCATGAGGATTTTGGATGTTGTTATGAGTTTTCCAGACCTTGGAACAACTGGTGTGTTGAATGTTGGACACTCAGCTGGAGATGCTGCTGTTGAGTCCTTGGATGCAGATGCATTTTTAGCTTCTGTTGACGTGAATACCGCAGCGGATTGCGTAAGCATGAAGTCTCAGATGGAAGCAGGCGGAGCCAATGCCGGATGGTTGAAAGAACTTGCAGATGATGTTGACCTTCAGGTTGATATTGCAACTGCATGGACTGTAACCTCTGGAACAATTAAAGGCTACGTTGAGTACGTTGACGTTTAATGGCTACAGATACTTCGATTTGCAATAGCGCTTTATCGAAACTCGGGGCTGAGAGAATTCTCAGCCTCGATGAAAATTCATCAAACGCTAGAATTTGCAAAGAGCAATACTCGAAGATTGTACTTGTGGTTTTGCGAGCACATCCTTGGAACTTTGCTATTAAAAGAAAGCAGCTGGCAGCGTCTACGACTGCACCTGTTTTTAAATATACTTATTCATTCCCATTGCCTGTGGACTGTCTTCGAGTTCTAGAGATAGAAGACGGAGAAACAATAGATTGGCAGCGTGAGGGTGGAAATATTGTTACAGATTATAGTTCTTTAAAGATTAAATACATATCTAGTGATATTACTCCTGGAGAATTTGATCCCGCAGTTGCGGAGGTTATTGCTCTAAAATTAGCAAATGATATTTGCTTTGCGGTTACGCAAAGCACCACTCTTAAAGAAACTTTAGCTGATGAATATAAAAAAGAACTGGCAGCAGCCAGAACATTTGACTCCCAAGAAGGGTATCCACGACAGGCGTATGCACACGACATTCTAAACTCTAGATATTAGAGAGAGGACGGCATTGAAGTTTAACACAGCAATAAACAATTTCTCTGCTGGCGAATGGTCTCCTAAAATGATAGGCAGAACAGATGTTCAGCAATATAAGAACGCGTGTTCATTAATTGAGAAT